AGCGTGGATATCACGCCTAATCCGTCTGGCTAAAACTGGCTTGGGCATTGCCCCCGTTCCTATGAAAGACAGATTGCAGGCTGCGCGCGAAGCCAATGCACGGCTTGAAGCAACGATACACCCAAGGCCCGACTATCGCCGCCGCAGACTGGCGCACCTGCCTCCTCATAGAGTGCGGCGCTATTGGGAGAATGTGGAGGCTGTCCATGCCGATTAGGCCGGAGAACAAGGCCCGCTATCCGAAAGACTGGCCTGCGATCAGTCGGCGCATTCGATTTGAGCGTGCCAATAACCAATGCGAGTTTTGCGGAGTCCAGAATTACGAGCTGGGCGGTCGAACGAAAGACGGTCAGTGGCACAAGGCCCGCATAACCGGCTGCGACCGCAAGCTACCAGACCCCGGCTCGCATTGGTGGTGCGACGGCCCGAATGGCGCGCATATGCTCCGTATCGTCAAAATCATTCTGACGGTAGCGCATCTCGATCATGTGCCTGAGAATTGCGACGACGACAATCTCAAGGCGCTCTGCCAGCGGTGCCACAACAATTACGACGCCAAGATGCGCCGAGAAGGTATCCGACGCCGCGCGATGGCTGGGCAGGCAGATATGTTCCTGGGAGCAGTAGCATGACCTTCTCCCCTGTCCGCAAATCAAAGCATGTTGGCATAAAGACGGAGTGCGCGCGAGGTCACAAGCATGATTCTCGTCGTGAGGCCCGCCGTTGCGAGGTTCTGCACCAGATGCAGGATCTTGAACTGATCGCTGCGCTCAAGGTCCATCCCTTCTTTCCGTTCGTGATCGACGGTGAGACGCCCAAGATGCGTAACGGACACAATCTGGGTGTGACACTGGATTTCTCCTACGTCGATGGCGAGCGGCTTGTCGCGGAAGATGTGAAGGGCCGCAGTAAGCTCGCTGATAGCCGCGACTGGCCGATACGGCGGACACTGTTTGAACACATCTACAAGTCTTGGGAATTGCGCGAGGTGCGTTCATGAGCCTTTGGCCCTCATGGTATCACCCTGAATACCGCAAGCCCGCAGAGATAGGTAAGATCATCTCATTATGCGCGGAACACTTCAACCTAACCGTTGAGGCCATCACTGGGCCGTGCAGAAAGCGCGCCGTCGCATGGCCCCGCCATCTTGCCTATCTTCTGGCTAAGCGCTGCACACACAGGGAATGGACGGTCATAGGTCGCGCCTTTGGCGGCAGGGACCACAGCACTATCATAACAGGCTGTCGTGAGGCTGAAGGGCGTATCAGCCGCGATCCTGTCTGGCGTGAGCACTACGCGGCTATCAAGATGAAGGTGCGGGGATGAGCGGTTTTGCTGTCCTCCACAGAAGCCTGCTCGGCCACCCTGCTTTTCGTAATGATGCGGAGGCGATGGCGTTCGCATGGATGATTCTACGCGCATCATGGAGGCCGGTTCGCGTCCGCTACAAAGGGAAAGCTATATCCCTTAATCGGGGGCAACTCGCTGTTTCCGTTAGAGATATGGCCGAAGCAATGGACCGCGATAAGGCGTGGGTTAGGGCTGTCCTCAAGTCCGCAAAAAGCCACAAATTGCTAACTCTAAACCGAGTTCCGGGCCTTCTTCTTATAACTATCGTGGGTTATGATCGATACGGCGCTACAGAAGGCGACGTTGTAGACTTCGGGTTTTATGCACAGAAGCAAAATCTAGATACCCGCGAATCTATACCTGCTTGCCTGAGGACGGAAGTTTTTTCTCGCGACGGCGGTAAATGCAGATACTGCGGTGGGGTCGGCCCTTTTCATATTGATCACATCATTCCTTGGTCCAAGGGTGGACTTACCGCACTCGAAAACCTCGCGCTCGCTTGCGCCTCCTGCAACCTCAAAAAGGGCGCAAGGACGCCTGAGGAGTGGCTTTCATGAGCCGTTGGTTCCGACATTACGCTGGCATGATGCGCGACGACAAACTTGTGCGCATAGCCATCAAAACAAAACAACCAATTGAACGCGTCCTTTGGATTTGGGGCGCTATTTTGGAAAGCGCTGCGGAGATTGATGACAATGGAAGATATGATTTGGACGCCGAGGAGATCGCCTACTTTCTTCGAGCGGATGTTGCTGACGTGGAAGCTGTCCTGCGAGGAATGGAGGCAGGTGGTCACATAGCTGCGCTTACTGTGGTCCGTTGGGGCGACCGTCAGTTTCAATCAGACAGGTCCGCAGAACGCCAGCGCCGGTATCGAGATAAGAAACGAGCGCAAAGTGCCGACGAGCGTGACGATAACGACGAGGTGACGTCACTGTCGCGTCACGGTGACACACCAGAGACAGAGACAGAGACAGAGACAGAGACAGATAGTTCGGAAGCTAAAGCTTCCTCACCGCGCGCGCGAGCCGAAAATGAATTTCCATGCCCTGAAGGCGTCGATCAGATCGACTGGCAGTCCCTGCTCGCCAATCGCAAGCAGCAGCGTGCACCGATGAACGCTGGGGCATATCGGCAGATCCTGCAAAAGCTTGAACGCTGGTCACGCGATGGATGGCCGCCGGGTCCGATTGTTGCCTACGCCGTCGAGCGGGGTTGGAGAACGGTTTTTGAAACGGACGAGATGAAACATGGAAACGCACAGCATCACATTGGCAAACCCCGGCAAACCAGCGACGGCGGTAGGGCTAGCGGTTGGCTCAGTTGACGCTTTCGAGGAACGGCTGTTCGACCTGAAATCGACAACGGTTTCCGAATGGCGGGACCCGGACGGTTTTCAGGAATGGGTTACGGCGATGACCGGCCTTGCTGGCGACATCCGCCGACGACGAGACGCGCTGGCCTATCGCTGCAAGCCGCTTAACGAGATTGAGCCGGAGTGCAATGGTCCGCTCTCCAAGGAGGCTGGCGACCTGTTACGACCGATTGGTGCGAAGGTGTCCCCCGGCTTGTCGCTTGAGCAGGCTACCGCATGGCGCAAGGCCGTTGTCATGGCGCTGTCCGACATGCCGCCCGACATTCTGCTGATCTCGCTTCGCAAGGCGCTGCACGTGCCGTTCAAGTTCCTGAACGAGGTTGAGGAGGCGGTGCGGAATCATTCAAAGGCACCGCGCGCGATCCTCGCTCTTGGCGTGTCGAGGCTGAACCGGATGCTGCCGAAGGATGTGCCGGACATCCGTGAGCTTCGTCATTTCGGCCCCAAGGAAGATTTCCCGCTGTGACATGGACTGGATCGAAACCAAAGGCCGCGAGCCACAGAAGCGAGAGCAGCCCNNCCCTATTGGCTACTCTTCCGCAACGGCAAGGAAAGCAAGCAACCCTACACTGCCAAGCAGATGCAATGGGGCCACCACCGCAAGGGCATGGATGACGATTGGGATATCGTCGCGGTCAAACCAGTATGAAGGAGCGCTAGGATGATGAACCGAGCATCAATCGTAATTGGCATGGCGCTGTTAACATACAGTGCGATCCGTCTGATGGAGACATTGGCCCAATGACCCAACCATCCCCCACAACCCGCACATACGAAGACGGCGTGCGTGACTGCATCGAGGCTTTGCCGAAAGCCTATTTGCAGAATCCGCACGCAGCATGTAGCGGGCCAGTGCGGCTTGCACATGAAGCAGCCCGCGCCGCCCTCGAAGCCCTGCTGCCGGATCCAGTGGAGGAGCTGGTGCGGGAATATTGGGAGAGCTTTGGCCAGCCGGATCTTACAAAGTATTTTGATGGCGAGAAAGAACGCGCCTTCGCCCGCTGGCTCACACAAAACTACACGCTGGAGAAGAAGTGATGGAAGAAACACCCTCTATTTCACTGCCAGAGACGCGCACAGAGGCAAAGCGGCATCATACCCTTACCAGACTGCCTTTTTCATCTAATTGCGCTGTACGGGCTTCTGAGAGGAAAATAGGGCCATGACACACACAGCAGAGCAGGAGAGAGAGGCTGTGGCGAGATTCTTGCGTGACATCCAACATAAGTTCACCGCGCGCGAAACGGCCACAGTGCGCGATACGTTGGAGTTTGCCGCCGTGTTAGTCCAGCGCGGGGAACACATCAAAGGGGGTGAGAATGGCTAGAGGCCGCCCTCCTGCCACACGCGCCCGCGTCATGAACTACTGGCGCGAGCATGNNTGCTGCGGTGAAGCGCCACAATGAACTGCGCATCGCCCGCCTGACAGCCGCCAACCTGCTTGCAGGCAGCGCACCCATCGCGTCGCGCGATGAGGTGGTGGCCGAGGTCCGGCGTAAGCGAGAGGCCAGCAAGTTTTCCCCGGCGTCCGGTGGCGTCGTCAACGGGGGGATGGGATCGATGGACGCCTACTGGCCGGAGGGAAGGCAGGGGGACACTCCTACCCCGCTGTCCTGCACGACAGCAACTGCGCCGGTAAAATCCCCCTCCACCGGAGCATTACTCCAATGAGCGGCGGGTCGATGCAACAGCGCCTGTTTCGCCGCGCCATCAGAGACGGAAAGACGCTCATGACTGCATGCGTCGAATCCGGCCTCAGCCACACTGAAGGCAAACTCTTACTCGCTGCGAACGCCGCCGATCCTCCGCCCGAAGAAGCCTACGAATTGATCGGTACAGCACGAAAGGAAGATGACATGGCGAGAACTGCCAAGAAGAAGGATGATGAGGTTGAACAAATCGGCAAACCCGATTTCGATAGAGCCGTTCGCATTTACCGCAACGACATCAAACCCGCGCAGGCCCGCGTTGGCGAGTTCGCGCAGGAGCAGTCGACAGCGTATAAAGAGATTAAGAAGGGCTGCAACGTCCATCCCGGCGCCGCGAAACTGGCGTTCAAGCTGGATGCGATGGAGGACACCAAGCGGGACGACTTCCTTCGTTCCCTGAAAGGTTTGATGGCGGCGCTCAATCTGGGGCTGTCGTCTGATCTGGTCGACCAAGCCGAGGGCGATGATGATGCCGATGGCGATATCATCCCGGTCAAAGCGTCTTCCCGTCCATCATTGATGCCGGTGCACTGATGCACATTCTCGCGCTGGATATGTCGAAAGCGCGGACAGGTTGGGCGTCCTGGTCTGATGATCAGGACCGCCCGACCTATGGCTCATTTTCGCTCGGCTCGGATATGACCGACAAGTACGAGGTGCTGGTCAACCTGCACAAGCGCTGGCTGGAACTCACAGCCTTTGGCTACCCGACGCATGTCGTAATGGAGGCTCCTGCGAATACGCGTCATTGGGATAGGCCGACCAACTTCGACAATGACTGTCTGTTGATCCGTATCACCGGGCACCTCGGCTATCTCGCGCGTATCTGCAATATTCGATACATCCGCGAAACCGATGGCGCGAAGTGGTTTACCCATTTCAACGCGCGGCCGCGATCAGCGAAACGTGCGAAGGGTGTGTCGACCAAAGACATTACCTTGGAAACATGCCGTAATGCCGGTCTGAAGCCTCGCAATAACGACGAAGCCGACGCAATCGGAATCCTCACATACGAGATGAGCAACCTCGGGGTCGAAGCGCCCTGGATGGAATGGCGCGCTCCACTGCTCGCAGGGAGTGCCGCATGAGCAATCCTGTCTTCATTGGAAATGCCACGCTCTATTTGGGTGATAGCCGAGATATCTTGCCTATGCTCGACGGGTATTCGTGCTGCCTGACAGATAGCCCCTATGGCGACGATTATCGCAGTGGTCACGCGACAGATGCTCTCTGGTCTGAAGGCAACATTCGTGGCGACAAGGACAACAGCGTCCGCGATGCCTGCCTGCGCTTACTAGGCGACGTTCCCACGCTCTGCTTCGGAAAATGGTCGAAAGAGGCTCCGTCTGGGACCCGTATGGTTCTGATATGGGATAAGGGCGGCGCTCTTGGAATGGGCGATCTGCGGTTGCCGTGGAAGCCTGATCACGAGGAGATTTATGTCCTTGGTGATCCCGCACTCTTCGTTGGCAGGCGTGACTGTGGTTCCGTCATCTACTGCCCGCCCGTGCAGAGCATGGCAAAGAATGGCCGGCAGCACCCAAATGAGAAGCCTGTTGCGCTCTTGTGCAGGCTGCTCGAGAAGTTGCCTGCATGCACAGTGATAGACCCGTTTATGGGCTCTGGCTCTACCCTAGTCGCTGCATCCCGTCTTGGCCGGCCTTCTATCGGAATCGAGAGCGATCCCGTCTACTTTGAGCGTGCCTGCAAGAGAATTGAACAGGCTCAACGTCAGGGTGACATGTTTGCGGGAGAGGCGGCATGAACCGCCTCCGCTCCTCCCTCGCCCCGTTCGCGGCCTCGATGCGAGATGCTGATCCCAATGGCACCCGCCACGCGGCGGCGGACCTGATGCGCGACACGGGGATGATCATTCTGGACCCGGCATGGATTGATAGCTGGGGCGACCGGGAATTTGTGAAGGCGACGGCAAACAAGGCTTTGCGGGATTATGGAAAGAGGGGGAAGTGATGCCGATCGATGGTTTGCGGGGCGCTGATCGCGTGGTGGCGAGCGCGATATCCGAGGGCTTGGGAGATTACCTCCAGAGCGTTGATCATTACAATTCGCTGCTAGCTAGACTGGTGCAGGCGAGTGCGGTCAAGACCGCCAGCGAGCGCCGCTTGATGGAGATGCTGGAGCGCGACGCGAAAGACCGTGAGGAGGAGCAGCGCCGCCGCATCGCCCTCGCCGATCTGGAGGCGGGAATCGAAACCAATGTAGCCGATGCGCTGGTGAAGCCGACGCCCGAGCAGTTGCGCGACCCGGCGTTCATCACGCGCAAGGTGGCGGCCAAGCATTGGGCTGATGGCGGGTTGACCGGGTTTCGGCGTATGGTGACGAGCCAAATCATCGTGCTGCATAGCCGTGGCGTACTGACTGACGACACGGTGAAAGCATGCAAATGGTATCGTGATCGCTGGGAACTGGCCAGAATGGAACCATCCGCTCCTGTTGCCCAATATGGCGAAACAGTACGCGGCGATCCTGATTATGGGCACTTACCTCACAGCCAGATGGTAGCCGAAGCGAAGGATGACATTCGCGATGCCCGCAAGTTTATACCCGGCGACATGCTCAATATGTTCGAGAATGTTATCTGCCATGACCTTACCATGAAGTCGGCTGCGCGGGCGGCAAGCCTGCGTTACGTCAACTTTTCGGCTGCCTTTAAACTGACTGTTGACCGCCTTTATGACGGCATCAGCTATCGCCTTGAAATGCTGCGCTGAAGAAATGATTGACTTTTTGGGAACCGAGAATCATATCAAATACAGGACGGTGAAATTCGCCCGACAAAATCTCCCAGAAATCCAGCATTTTTCAACAGCGACTCGGAGCGCGTGAAATGGCGCGTCCCCACGGCAACCCTGATGATCTGATACTGCGGCTTGAAGCGGCACTCGCCATAGCAAGGCCGTCCGATGTCGTGGGCGCAAACGAGATGGCCGGTATCGTCAAGATGACGTGGCGCAATCTGCTGATGACGCACATCGAGCCTGACAGCAAATTCCCGATCCAGCGCCGCGGCGCGGAGGGGCTGGCATGGGAGTTCCATGTCATCAAGGTGCTGAAGCACATGCTGAGGCGTGCTCGGCAACGCAAGCGGGCAAACGAGGCCAAGTCTCGCCGCCTGATGGAGCTCACAAGCTTCTCGGTGCCCGAGGGCTCGGAAGCGATGAGTATTGCTGAAGTAAGCAAATTATACGATGTGAATGTTAAGGCGGACGCTTTAAAGCGCGAGCAAAAAAAGCAGATTCCGAACGATATAATGCGGACATTTATCATTAGATATAACCAAACGGTATCGTCCGGCATTATGAATGCACCCCAACATCTTGATCCATCTGGGTCTCTGCCTCCTGAAATGTTGGAAGAATTTAAGGAGTATCTGCGAGTTCTCGCCATATCGGTTCACAAACTTGCCTGTGACTTTGTGGAGAAATGGCGTGCGACTGATGAGCCTGGAGGAATTGCTTGATCTCGCTGAGATCATAGCCGCCGATGGCTTTTGCGCTAATGTTGCCGATATTGTTGAAGATACCTTAATATATCTTCTCCCGCCGGAGAAAGTATTAACGGTAGATTGCGCGGAACGGTTCCGCAAACTGCCAGGCAATGAGGACGGCGCGGTCGTTTCCTATGATCGCATGCGAACGCCCTACAATGTCGGGCCGATGAACAGTCTCGATAATCCGGGCTGCAAGCTGATGGTGATGGTGAAGCCGTCACGCTCCGGCGGCACCACGGTTGTCGAGAACTATGAATTCAAGATGATGCGGTTCGGACCGATGGGGCATATCGCCCACGTCCTCAATAGCGATGAGGCTGTTACCGATTATTGCCGGTCTGTCGTCAAGCCGATGTTCGAACTCAATTCCGAGTTGCAGGAGCGCGTCGGCAAGATGCGCGGCGACGATACGGACAGCTTCAAGCGGGTGGCGAACTACCCGGTCGAATGGCTGAGCGCCAAGGACTCGACGTTCCGTAACCGGCAGCCCTTGTTCATGGTGTCGGATGAGACCGATGGCTGGTCGAAGAAGTACGCCAAGACGCCCAAGGTCCAGATCGAAGGGCGTCAGAAGCTGCTCGGGAACCGGCGTAAGGGTGCGATCCTGTCTCACCCTGACCTGGGCTGGAGCGCAGGCGTCGCGGCGTGCTTTGAGGATACGTCGCGCGGGATATACATCATGCGCTGCGCCGAGTGCGGATGCTATGCGGCGGCCTACGCGACGAAATTCTGGGACAATGTACCCGAGTTCAAGCTGTCGTGGCCGCGCAACAAGGAACTGCCGAACGACGAACGCCTGACCAAAGCTGCAACGGAGGCTGCCATGTACTGCCCGCATTGCGGCGCGGGGCTGACCGATGAGCAGCGCCGTCAGATGGTCGACGATGCCCTGACCGACCCGGCCTGCGGTATCGATGGCTGGATGCATCGCGGTCAGACGCTCGATGCGCTTCAGGGCGTGTTGGGCGAGATGGAGCCGAATGACTCGCACGGCTTCTGGGTCCACGGCCTCATGGTCAAGGCGGAGACGTTAGGCAAGCTCGCCCGTGAGTATGAAGCGGCGCTGATCAAGTTCGAGCGCACCAAGGATACGGAGACCCTGAAGGAGTTCCTGTCCAAGCACCTGTGCGAGGTGTTTGAGGGCGCGGCAACGACAGGCGGCGTATCAGCTCGCGCACTCAAACAACGGGTGCAGGAGTCGACATTCCTGCGTGGTGTGTTCCCGCAAGGCCCGCTGTTCATCACTGCGTCGGTCGATACCGGCGGGCGTCAGTTCGATGTAGCTTGGTTGGCGTGGGATCTTGAGGGCCGGTCATGGCTGCTTGATCGTCTCGTCATTCGCCAACGCCTGCATGACGATGGCATCCTGCGTGACATCCGCCCCGGTGGCGATGTCGATGACTGGCTTGTGCTGTTGACACAGGTGCTTGATCGCCGGTTCCCGATTGCGGGACGGCCCGGCTGGGAAATGCCGGTAGCGGCAATGTGCGTCGACAGTGGCGATGGTAACGTGACGGAAAAAGCCCGCGCCTTTGCCCGTCGTGCCGAACGGGCCGGATACAAATGGGGCGGATGGTCCAAGGTAAAGCTTATCAAGGGTGTGGCGGGCAAGCGTCCCATCATCCCTGATGCGCCGCGCAAGATCGACAAGGATGAGATGTCCAAGCCGATCACGCCGGTTATCTTCGAGTATTCGCTGGGCGTCGATCAGTTGAAGTCGCTGACGCTGGAACGGCTTGCGGTTGCGGATGGCACCGCGGGGCAGTGTCATTTCCCGGCTGAGCTGGAAGATCGCTACGTCGACCAGTTTTTTGGCGAGAATTTCATTGACGGCAAGTGGGTGCGCTCCGGGCCGAATGAACAGCTCGACCTGTACGGATACGCCGAAGCGGCGCGGCTCATGTTGAAGCCGGATCGCGAAGGCATTCTCTGGGACCAATCGTGCATGCCCGCTGGCCGGAAATGGCACGAAGGGTTGCTACCCGTGTGGGCGCAGCCGGTCCCCGTCAACATGGAAGGAGGTGATCCTGCGGTTGGGCGCGAGGGCGCTCCAGTTCCCAAGTCGCCACCTCCTCAGCAGGCGGCACCGAAAAGTATTTTCGAGCGGTTCGACGCTCTCAATCGAGACAGTGAAAGGGACGGATAAATGGCGACATCTTCTGAAATCGCTGCCGACATTACCGCCGTCCGCAACGCGCGTACCAGTTTGGCGAAGGGCGAGCGCATTGATGAGGTCTGGCGCGATGGTCGCCGTCTTACGTTCGGCAAGGTTACGCTCCAAGGACTCAATGATCTCATTGGCGTTCTGGAGAGTGATCTCGAGAAGGCGCAAGCGGCTGAGGGCGCTTCTGTCGATGGCGTACCTTACGCCCGCCGCCCATTCCTGCCGGTCTGGTAATTCATGGGATTGATACAGCGCATCCGCTCAGCACTGTCCGGGCCAAGTCAGAAGGCTATGTTCACAGGCGGATCTCGTTCATATGACGCTGGACGCTGGGATCTGCGTGAGTTTCAGTCGTGGAACCCGTCGATCACACATCCCGACGAGGATATCAGCGGGACACGTGATCGCATTGTTGCCCGCGTCAGGGATTTGTCGAGAAACAACCCGGTCATAGCTGGCGCAATCGATCGCCGTGTTGAAACGGTCGTCGGTCCCAATATCCGCATGGAGGCCACACCGAATTATGAGGCGATGGGGCGCATGCCGGATTGGGCCTACGAATGGTCTAGTGCTACTGAGGCCAAATGGGCGTCCTATACCAATGACCCTCGCAAACTGGTTGATGCGGAGCGTCAGTCCAATTTCGGCGGCGTGGTTGAAACGGCTTATCGTCACTATATGGTTGATGGTGAGGCATGCGCCATCATCAAGATGCTGCCTCGCGGCGGGCGCTATGAGACCTGCGTCCAACTCATTGATCCAGATCGACTGAGTAACCCACATGGCCTATCGGATGGTATGGTGCTCACCAACGGCAATCGCATCTTTCAGGGTGTTGAGGTCGATGAACAAGGCGCGGCTGTCGCATATCATATTCGTTGCCGTCATCCAAATGACCTGCTGTCGACCGACAATTTCCGCTGGGAGCGCGTGCAGCGCGAATTAGGTAACGGCCGCCCGGTATTCATTCACGCCTATAAGCGCAACCGTGCCGAACAGCGTCGTGGTGTATCGAAGCTGGTGTCAGCCATCCCGCTCACACATATGGCGGGGAAATACGACAAGGCGGAACTGGAAGCCGCGCTGCTCAATGCCGTTCTTGCGTTCTCGGTCGAAAGTCCGCTGCCGAATGCAGAGGTTGGTGCAGCTCTGGCTCCAATCAGCGACCCTTCCGCGCCAAGCTCTTATCAAGAGAGCATGGTCAAGTATCGTGAGCAGAACAAGCTCGCGATTCCTGGTGTAACGATCCGCCACACACTGCCTGGTGAACAAATCAAGGTTCTTCAGGCAGAGCATCCTAATGGGGATTATGCCGCCTTTCAGGCGGTTATGCTCCGAAAAATGGCCGCAGCGATCGGCATCAGTTACGAACAGCTTTCCGCTGACTGGTCGAGCATCAATTATTCGAGCGCTCGCACGCTATTGAACGAAATATGGCGCGGCTTGCTTCATGACCGCTACGCCTTCACGCAAGCATTTTGTACGCCAATTTATGCGGCCTGGCTGGAAGAGGCGGCGCTACTGGGTGAGGTCAAGATTCCCGGCGGATGGCTCAACTTCTACAAGTGGCGCGCTGAATTGTGTCAGGCGGAATGGATGGGGCCGGGCCGCGGTGCAATTGATCCGCTCAAGGAAGCTCAGGCCGACGATTATTCGCTCAACCAAGGCACAACGAACGAATGGCTCATCTCCGACGCGATGGGGCAGGATTACAAGCGAGTCATAGCTGGCCGTGCTCGAGCCGATAAGGAGCGTGCAAAGTGGGGCTATGATGCTTTCGTGCCGCTCAAGGCAGGCGCGGGTCAGGCGGGTGATGCTGGAGCGACAGACCAGGCACCAAAGAACGGTTCGCAGCAGAAGGGCAAGCAGCCGGTTAATAGCGATGGGACTGAGACATGAGCAGGGACAAGCGCGTTCGCAACTTCGAACTGCTGGCGCAGCGCCTCTTCAACGTGCCGCTCATGATCGAGCCTACCAAGGCGGAAATGATCTGCGCCGCGCTTCAGCAGCGCCTCGGCATCGTGAAGTTCGATCGCATTGATGGAACGACGCTTGGTGCGGCTGAAATGCAGGCGCTGGCTGGTGATGCCCGCCGTTCCTATGGCGACGACTTCAAGCTGTACCATATGGACGGCCAGATTGCAGTCATTCCGATTGAGGGCACGCTGGTTCATAAGTTCGGTTGGCTTGATCCCATATCAGGGATGACCGGCTATGACGGTATAGCGCGCAAGCTACGTGCTGCGATGGCCGACAATGATGTTAAGGCGATATGGCTGGACATCGATTCTCCCGGTGGCGAGGTCGCTGGATGCTTCACGCTGGCACAGGAAATCGCTGTTTGTACTGAATCTGAGGGTGGAAAGCCGATATGGGCCTTTATTAACGAGCAGGCATGCAGCGCGGCCTATGCGCTCGCTTGCGTTTGTGATCGTGTCTACGGCCCTGACGATGCCATCGCAGGATCCATCGGTTCATATGTGATGCACGTCGACTTCACCAAGATGCTTGATAAGCAGGGCATTGCCGTCACCATGATCAGGTCCGGCGAGCGCAAGGCGAAGGTCAATCCCTACGAGCACATCGACAAGGAAGCCCTGGCTAAATTGCAGGCTTGGGTGGATGACACCCGCGATCGCTTCGCCCAACTCGTCGCGATGGGCCGACGTATGAAATTGGCCGATGTTATAGCGACGGAAGCCGACTGGTACACTGGCGGCGAAGCCGTAAAGCTGGGTCTTATGGATGGGATCATGACCGAGGCCGAAGCCTGGGGTGCTCTCGAGGAGCACATCAGGAAAGCGGCCTGACCCGAATACCCTGGAGGACAACATGAATTCACCGCGCTTCGCGGACATCCGTTCCCGGATGGCCGCAGGGAAAGACACGCCCACAAAACCGGAATGCGAGACGGAACCTGATGATCAGGATGATGCCCCTCTCGATCCCGAAAATGATGAGGAAGAAGAAATGACGGATACCACAAACACCACAGATACCGAACAGCCGGAAAGCGGGCAGAACGCATCTGATGCAACCGCCCGCATCAAGGCTGTTGCCGCTTCCGAAAATGTGAAGGGTCGCGAGGCATTAGCGCTCTCTATGCTGGCCGACGACGACTTCGCCGACATGTCTGCTGCTGCCATGATCAAGGTTCTCGGCAATACAAATAAGGCCGATGCCGCGGGCGGTGATGGCGCCCAAGATGTCATCGACGCCATTCGTGGTCAGAACGCCAACACCGGCGTCGACGGCGAGCAGAAGCCGATGGCGGAGGACCATTCCAAGGGATGGAAGAAGGCAACCGACGCCGTAAACGCCCGTAACGGCTTCAAAAAGTAATTTCGATCGATGGCGTCCCGGTTCGCTCGAGGCGCTTCACACCCCCTTTCTGAAAGGATAGCACAATGACGACTTTGACCGAAGGCGCGCGCACCGCCGAGTTCCTCGTCTCCGAGGCGAATGGCGACCGCTCGCGTGAGCAGATTACTCTAAAATCAGGCAACAACCTCCCGACTGGCCGCGTGCTGGCGACCGTTATCACAGCCCAGACCATCGCCTCGGCAGCCAAATCTGGTGGCAATACCGGCAATGGCACTTTTACGCTCGATGCCACCACGCCGCTGCTATACGGTGGAAAACTCGGTGTTTATTCACTCCGCTGCATCGCGGCCGCGACCAACAACGGAACCTTTCGCCTCGAAGATCCTGATGGCATCGTACTTGGCGATATCGTCATGTCGGGCGGCGCTGCTACTGTGTCGGAGCAGATCAAGGGTGCTCTTGCTGATGGTGCGACAGACTTCGCGGTTGGAGATGGCTTCGACATCACCGTTTCGGCGATCACCTTCAAGGATGTAGAGTTCAACCCCGCCGGCACCGACGGTTCCCAGATCGCGACTGGCCTCCTCTACAAGTCGACCGACGCATCTTCCGCGGATCAGCGCGCGGTATCGATCCGCCGTTCCGCTGAGGTAAACGATAACCTCGTCACTTGGAAATCCGGCACCACCACAGCGCAGAAGGCCAAGGGCAAGCAGGATCTCGCCAAGGCCGCAATCATCTTCCGCGCCTGATTTAACCAACTTCCCCGCCCACTGAGGGGCGTCGAGGCCACGCTTCGACGCCCCTTTTGTTTGCGCATTTCAAAAGGATCCCACAATGGCAACTTTCGACGTATTCAAGTCGGACGCTTTCAATCTTATCGAGATGACGAATGCGATCGCCGACATCAAAACTGTTCCGAGCTTTCTCGACCAGCTCGGCATTTTTACCCCCACGCCCATCACCACTGAGCGTTTCCAGATCGAGCAGATCGGAGATGGCACTCTTGGTCTCGTCCAAACTTCTGAACGTGGTGCGCCGCGAACTGCTATCGGTCGCGACCGCCGCACGATGCGCGATTTCTCGACTGTGCGTCTGCGCGAGTTCGATACGCTGCGTGCTTCGGAGTTGCTTGGCGTTCGCGCCTTCGGCTCACAGACAGAAGTTGAGGCTGTGCAGGCCGTTATCGCCACTCGCCAGTCCAAGCTGCTTCGTAAACTGCAACTGACACGCGAGTATCACCGCCTCGGCGCCATCAATGGCATTGTCCTGGATGCTGATGGAACCACAACCATCCGAAACTTCTACACCGAGTTCGGCATCACCCCTCCGACTGAAATCGCCTTCAGTTGGTCAAACAAGACCGACGTGACGGGCTTCATCCGTCAGAACGTCATCCGTCCGATGGTTCAGGCGCTCGGTGGGCGCTGGGTGCCTGGTGCACGCATCATGGCGTTGTGTGGCGACCAGTTCTATGATGGTCTGATCGCCAACGCTGAGGTCCGTGACAGCTACAAGAACTGGGAAGCGGCCAAGGCACTCCGCGGCAACAGTGATGGCGGCATAGGTATGGCCTACGGCAATTTCACCTTCGGCGATGTCGAATGGGTGAACTATCGCGGCACTGATGACAATTCAACGGTATCGATCGGCACAACCAAATGCCGCTTTATCCCGGTTGGCATCCCCGACATCTTCCAGTCGGTCTATTCGCCGGGTGAATCGATGGAGGTCGTTGGCACGCTCGGTCAGGAGTTCTACTCCAAGGTTGTCCCGGATCCGAGCGGCTACAACGAATTCGTTGAAATCGATCTCGCCACCTATCGCCTCGATATGTGTGTGTCTCCGCAGGCGCTTCTCCAGGGTCGCGCGGGCTCCTGATGACACGGGGCCGCTCTTGGGCGGCCCCTTCCCCCTCCCTTCCCTGACAAGGAGAGAAATCATGACAGCAACAGTTCGTTGCACCACCCTGACTACCTTCACGCAGTTCGTAAGTGGCTACGGTATGGTTCACGGTAGCCCGGAGGCCGACGATGCGAAAAACCCTGTTGTGCCTGAACATGTGGTTCAGCGCTTCGTTGATGAAGGATATGTCGAGGCGGAGGGCTATCTTCCAGGCGCCATCATAGCTGATGGCGAGCAACATGATGCTGATCTAAGCCAGCTCGACCACGACGGCGACGGCCGCCCCGGCGGGTCAATTTCCGCCACCGGTGACGACATCCCCGCCCTTCGCAAGCTCTACAAGGAGGTTGTTGGCAAAGCCGCGTTCAACGGCTGGGATGCCGATGCGCTGCGCGCCAAGATCTCTGCCGCCCAGACTGGCAACGAAGGCGCCCCGATCTAATGCCCGTCGATCTGGAGTCATTGACCTCCACTCTCTTTTCCACCTGCGACGATATGCTGGGCGACACGATCACGATCACGCCGCCCAGCGCCGCTCCCATCACCTTGAAGGCGAATGCCTCGCACCGGGACCGCCGCGCCGATTTCGGCCTGTCAGCGGGAACGGTGCAGGACGCGGTGCTGGACATCGACATGGCGTTGATTCCGGGTGAGCCCGGATCCAATTGGACCGTCACTCTCCCGCTTATCCCCGGCAAGACATTCGTGCCGCGCGATGTCCAGCGCGACAACAGTGGGCGTCGCTGGGAATTCGGCCTGAAGGAACTGAAGGGTGGCTGACGCACCCGTCACCAAGATCCTCACCGCCATCAAGGCTCTCGTCGAAACACCCGCGCTTACGTTCCATATCAACCGCACCGATGACGACCCGCTATCAGAAAGCGAGCGTCCCGGTGTAATCGTCCGCGTGCCGCACATGGCTTTTCTGGACGCTGCCAGTCAGGGTCAGGATATGGTCCGTGCCACACTGCACTTCGATTTCATGAGTTCCGGCTCCGCTGGCGAGACGATCGACGAGCAGAACCAGACCGGAATCACCGACACGCTGAAACTCATTGCCGCCGACCGCAGCCTTGGTGGCCGCCTCCATCGCTGGGAAGTAACCGCCATATCCGGCGCGGAAGAAAACGGAGCCGATCTCGGCACCGCCATTCTCGAAATGGAAGCCGACTTCTTCATCCTGCGCGATGACCCATTCGTAATTTGCGGCGTCGGTGGCGCCCCCTTCTAACCCTCACATAAAGGAAAGTTGAAATGCCTGCACTGGAGCAAGCTCCGGCGCTGCCGACTGGCTGCGTCGATTTTAACAAGCTGCACGAGGCTTGCCTCAAAGGCTCGCCTGACCCTCTCAAACATGCCGTCATCGTGACCGAGTCTCCGATCTCCGAGAGCGAGACTTCGGAGCCGGTTTCCGCGGCCAAAGCTGACAAGGAGTAATTGTCATGGCGTTGCGTAGCGCATTCACGTCGGTTGCGGTTGCGGTGCAGTCCGCCCCAGACTCATGGGCGAACCCCAGCTCGTCGACCGATCTTTTTCCCTGCTCTGAGGTGAAGCCGAACTTCGAATCCATCCTTGCCCAGAACCCGGAATATTTGGGCTCGGTCGATCGCCCCGGTGACTTCCTGCTGGGTGAGAAGGTTTCCGTCTCGATCTCCATTCCGATCCGTCCTCCGGGCGGCGCGTCGCCGCCGGCAGCAGGTGCCTTCAAACTCGGTCGCTTCCTGCGTGCTGCGAACTTCACCGAGACCATCCTGTCGAGCGCCATCCCGGCTTCACCCGAGGCTGTGTCTGCGGCGACAACCGGATCCATCACCCTTGGCGCTGGCGCCGCTGCAACCGCCGATCTGTATCGCGGTCTCGCGGTCCTTATCTCCGACAATGGCGCAAGTTATCCGCGCCAGCTTGCGGCAATCCGCGCCTATACCGCCGCCAAGGTGGCAACACTTGCCGAGACACTGGGATATACGCCCGCTGCGAACTACCAGATCCCGAAGCAGATCGCGTATTTGAGTGGCGCGGCAGGTGATCCGCCCAACCTCTCGCTCAAGATATGGTACGACAAGTGCCGCTATGACCTCATCAACCAGGTTGTCTCGAGCGCGAAGCTGTCGTTCGTTACCTCAACCCGCGAATCCACAGAATATTGCAAGCTCGACCTGACGGTTGAAGGCGATGTCTATGACTGGGCCGATGAGGATGCCCCGAGCGTCGGTGCGCTTGGTGCCATCCCGACCTTCAAGGATGGCGACATGTGGCTCGCCAACAAGGCGGTCGGTGGCTCCGGCTTCAATATCGACATGGGCATCAAGGTTGGCTTTCCGCCCAACCCCAACAAGGCGCAGGGCAATGACGCGGCGCAGATCACCGAGACGCGGCGCACGGGTCAGGTCAACCTCAACCACAACCTAAAATCGGTTGTCGACTTCCGTGCTCTGGCAACGGCGCAGGCGTATCACGCTCTCTGGGCGCAGTATGGCTACACCGCCGGCAACATGGTCGGCCTGCTCGTCCCCAACGCTCGCCTGACCTATCCGAACGTCGACAATGGCGGCGAGTTCGTCACCCAGACGATCGATCTGCTCGTCGACGATCCGACCAAGAGCGTCTGCCTCTACTTCCCTTACTAACCTCCAATCCCCCGGAGAAACCCCGTGACAAAATATCCCCTCGAAGGTGGGGAGTTGGTCGAATTTACGCCCGACTCCCTCACCTCTATTCCTGTGCCTCCCATTTTCCTGCTGCGTCCAGTGACCGAGCGGGACCGCCGTCGCCTGCGCAAGCTCGCTATTCGGGAGGGTCTGGCGAAGCACAGCATTGCTGATCTGCGCAACGAGACGCTGGCTGGCCTGCAAGACCTATGGACGCAGGAGGTGTTCGCGGAACAGGAAGGCCGCCTCCGCGCCTATTGGGATGCCTACGACCAGTATGAAAAGGAAATGGAGGGCGTCGAAGAGCCACCCTCGTTCGAGCATCCCGACATAGCGATGATGGTCGATCTGTCCGAGCGCATCACGCGGGCATGGCCTCCACTGCTCAAGATGATCGCGGACAACAATGAATATGACGAGACATGGCCGAAGCTCATCGCCTCGATCGTCATCGCGGGATGGAAGAACCTCGATTTCCGCTACGAGCGCGATGAGGGCGTAGTGCCGCTCGACTGCCTCGATCGCTTGGGAGGCAAGCTCTCTGATCTCTATCAGGAGATCGAAGGCAACGATGCTTCCAACATCCCATTCATCCAACTCCTGACCGCCGCGATCAAGATGTTCACGACTAACAAGGATGAGGAAAAAAACTCCGCATCGCCGTCGAAGTTCTCCACCACCCAGCCCACTTCGAAGGTGAATGGGAAGGGAACGAAGGCTGGGTCATCGACGGCGAAGAGTTCGACCGAAACCCCCGCGACCTGATCGACGAAGAGGATATGGATCTCGTGAACATGTTCCACCGCTGCGACATGGGAATGGCGGGGCGTGTCTGGCCTGATGGCGGCACGCTCCTTGATCAGCCCACGAAACTGGTGCGCGCATTTTCCGTGATCTCGTCGGCGGTCTCCAAGACGCGGAAATCCGAATGATCAGCGCGAAGCTGCGGCGTCCACCTCTCAGCGCGTATCGCGAGTTCGCGCGCCTTTCCGTACAGAGAGCCGAACGCGCCGCGCTTGCCGCGACTGACCGCGCCTCGGCCCAGGGCAAGGCCGGTATACGCAACGATATGGCGGGCGCCGGGCTGGGTCGCCTCGGCCTGGCGATCGGCTCCGGTTCCGACTTGCGGAAATCCGGCCACGTTCGCCGTTCCGGCACAAGCGGCTTCAAGGCATCGGGATGGATATATACCCGCACCCGCTCAGAACGCTCGCTTGGCGCGCTCAAGATCTACAGCGAAGGCGGGGAAATCCTGCCCATCACCGGCAAGTGGGAGTGGATCGCAAGCAAGAATGCACCGAAACGCATCGGTCGCTATCGCACCACGCCACGACGCTACATGGAATCCGGCCTAAGCTCATCGCTTGGCCCGCTGATATTCATGCCGGGCCGGCACTCTGGCGAAGCGCTGCTTGTCGTCAAGAACGTCAGCACCCGCATGACCGGCAATCCCAACCCCCGCCGCCTGCCCCGCAATGGCCGTGCCCGCGCGGGCCGTGAAGCGCATGATTTCATCGTCATGTTCGTCGGCATCAAGCGCACGAGCCGCACCCAGCGCTTCTCCCCCACAGACCATTTCCGCGAACAGCAGAGATTGCTGCCATCCTATTGGCGTGAAGAGATCGGGAGGGTCTAGAACATGCCACAGGGCACAGCCTTCCCCGCCTTCCTGTCGATTGAATATGACGCAAGGGGGGTCGGATTTCCCGCGTTCGAAAAGGATGCGTCGCAGACCTTCGACAAGGTTGATGCTCGTGGCAAAAACATCGTTGCGAGTTTCGATGAAATAGGACGGGCGCTGGCGGGGGCGATCAAGAAGGGTGGAGCTTCAAACATCGATCTGGGCATCGAGAAGTTCCAAAAGGCCGCCGCCGAAGCCGCGCTGTATGAGAAAAGCCTGAACCAGCTTAGCGCTGCACTGAAATCGACCGCAGCGGCAAGAGAGCCCACTTTTAGCGATCCTTTCGCGGTGCAGATCGAGCAGGCAAAGCGCGCCACCGCCGCTGCACAGGCTCAGGTTGTCGTCTACAAGGAATTGCAGTCCGCCCTGGACAAGGTTGCCGCCAGCAGTCGCGCCACAGTCGATCAGCGATCGAATATCGCCCGGTTCACTGCTGGCGACGCTTCGCTTGACCGCGCCGCCGTGTCGGCCAGAACGCTTGACGACATCATGGGCAGGGTGTCGGTGAAGTCGCGCTCTCTGGCGGCCGACACCGAACGCTTCAACAATCTGCAATCCCGATCGGCCAAAGAGGCCAACGCGCTCGCGCTGGAACTGGAGCGTCAGGGCAGCGCCCTGCGCCTGAATGTCTCGGCGCTGGATCGCTTCATGGCGGGGCAGGCGTCCATAGACCGCGCCGCCGTGTCGGGAACAACCTTGAATGACGTGCTTCGCCGCACAGCGACGACTGCACCGGAGCAGAGAACGCAATTCGATCCGCAAGCGATGGCGCGGGCAGAGCAGGCCGCCAAACAGTACGCGCAGGCACTGTTCGAAATCCGCCAGCAGGTAGATCCCGCCTATTTCGCCCAGAAGCGGTTCAATGAGGAGTTGGCGCGCGCCGATCAGGCGCTGAAAGCTGGCGACATTACCACTGACCAGTATGCCAAGCGTATCGCCTTCCTGCGTGGCGAAATGGCGCTCAATGCGACCTCCACGCGCCAGATGCGCTTTGCATCTGTGCAGCTTGGGCAGCAGTTGCAGGATGTCGTCATTCAGGCGCAGATGGGAACGAATGCCTTTGTGATCCTTGCCCAGCAGGGATCACAGATGGCGTTCGCACTCACAGAGGCTGGCGGCAAGGTCGGTGCGCTCGCTCGTATAATGGCTGGCTGGCAGGGCGCGATCGTATTTGCGGGCATTGCGCTTGCGGGACAGTTGATCCCCGCCTTGATAGGTACAGGCAAGGAAAGTGACAACGCCAAGCAGTCGACCATCGACTTTAGTAACAGCATTGTCGCCTCTACGGGGCTAGTCGGGAACTACACAAGAGCGATTGAGCAGCTTTCGCAGGCGACACGCGGGCTGATCAATACGCAGGCGCTGCTCGTAGACAACACACATGCCTTCGCGCAGAATGCGGTCTCACAACTTCAATCACAGTTGGCGCAGTTAGACGGGCAGATTGCAAAATTAAACGCGGCCAGCCCGATCACAGATTTTCTTTTCAATGCCAATCAGAACGCCCTTCAGCTTGCGAAGCTCCAAAAAGAGCGAGCGGCTATAGCGGCCAATCTGCGAGACGCACAGAAAGCTCTTGCCCAGACCCAAACCGCAATCGAAGCGCGCCAAGCAAATGAGGCGGCCGATCCAAAGGGCGCGCAGTTTGCGCAGATTGAGAGAGATCGTGCGCGTCTTTTGGAGCGGCGCCAATACACCCTTGAGCAAGGTCCAGTCCCCCTTCAGGACGCTAATCAGTCGATGTTGATTTCCGAGGCTGATTTCCGTCGAGAAATGGAAGGTTTGAAGAGAAGGGAAGAGGCGCTTCGTAAAAATGAACAGGCCGGGAATGCGGCCGCTGCGGCAGTAAGACTGGCCGAGCGCGGTGAAGCGGCCGCTGCGGCAGTAAGACTGGCCGAGCGCGGTGAAGATGCAGCCAAAAAGATCGCCAACATCACCGATCGTTTCTCCGACATCCCGCCACAGGTGCGCGCCGTCAACGCTGCGATGCGGGAACTGGATGATCTCGCCAACGACTTCGCGCTGAAAAAGCCACCTAACTATGCTGAAATCGTCGAGATGTTGAAGCAGGCTAGGTCTGTCATCGAGGAGGGTATCAATAAACCCTTTGAGGAACTGCTGCTTACTCAGTCCCGCGAACTGCTCGTGCTCGACCTTCAACGCGATGGTTATGCTGATCAGGCTGCGGCCCTCCGGCAGATATTCCAGATCGAGGCAGCCCGGGGGAAACTGTCCGATGATCAAAAGCAGGCGATCTATGACAACGTCGTCGCAATTCGCCTAATGAACCGCGAACTCGATATTCAACGCCAGAAGCAGCAGGCATATCTCACCGCCGTCTCCGATGTGCAGACCGCTATTCGCGACACAATCGCTGGAATTAGGACACAAGGTTTCGACTCGCTCAAAGGTCTGGTATCTGGGCTGCGGAATACCTTCGACAATCTGTTTGCCAATGTCGTCACTGAAAAGCTGTTTGGCGACCTGTTTCGCGACATCAACGACCAGATCACAGGCGCTGGCAGAGTAAAGGTCGCCCAGGATATTGAAACGGCAGCACTCCTCAAGGCTGCCTCCAAGGTTGAGGCATTTGGCAATGCCGTGGCAAAAGCCGCAAACCAAGTCGCGGAGGCCAACGGGGCCTCTGGTCCAGTGGCTGCGAATGATAACAGCGCAGCGACAGCGGCGAACGACATCATAGTCACTGCGTCGCGTTACCCTAAAGATCCCGGCGATTTTCTTGGCACCGTCATGACGCGGCTATTCCAGAAATTTCTTGGTGCCGACTCCCCTCTGGCAAAGGACATTGGCAAGCTCCTGGGCGACTCCATTGAGGGCGCGGCTTACGGACAAATGGCTGGCGGCCTCGTCTTGGGTAGTTCCGGTTCAAAGACCGGAGCCGCTATCGGCGGCGCGCTCGGCAACATCGCAGGCAAAGCGCTCGGTAAAGCTGTTGGGGGCACCTTCGGCAAAGCGCTTGGCCCTTTGGGATCAATTGCGGGTGGTATCCTCGGCAGCGCCTTGGGCGGCCTCTTCAAGAAGGCGAAATACGGCACCGCAGTTATCGGTGCGAATGCTGGCGGGAATCTCTCGATCATAGGCTCTGGCGGCAATTCAGGCGCTGCGATCAAGGCATCCACAAAAGCCGGTAACGCCATCGTCGAGAACATTGATTCGATTGCGGAGCAGCTTGGCGGAACGGTGGATGCGAGCCGTGGGAGCGTATCAATCGGCCAGTACAAGGGTAAATGGCGTGTCTCGACCTCGGGTTATACTGGCAAGCTGAAGGTCAAGAATGGGGCGGTTGATTTCGGTAAGGACGGGGCTGAAGAAGCAGCGCGCTTCGCCATGCAGGATCTTATCCGAGATGGTGTCATCGTCGGATTGCGCAACGGTACGCAGCAACTCCTGAAGAACGCCGCCGATCTCGAAAAAGGTTTGGCGAAGGCGCTCAAATTTGAGGGTGTGTTCAAGGATCTGAAGAAGATCAAGGATCCGGTTGGCGCGGCTATCGACGACATCAACACCGAGTTCAAGTCGCTCATCAAGATATTCAAGGAAGCCGGCGCAACTACCGAGGAAACCGCGCAGTTAGAGGAACTATATAACATCAAGCGCAAGGCCGCCGTCGAGGATGCGATGAAGTCGCTCACCGGCAGCTTGCAGGACCTCTACAAGAACCTGACGATTGGCGATTCCGGCTATTCCCTGCGTACCCGCCTTGCCAATGCCAAGGCCGATTATAACCCATTGGCCGCGCGCGTGGCTGCTGGTGACACCACGGCCTATGACGACTTCGCCAACGCGGCCCAGACGTTGATTGACCTCCAGCGCGAATATAGCGGTTCGGCGCCGGAATATTTCGCGCTGCTGGATCAGGTGACGCAACTCACCAAGGGCGAACTGGACCGGCAGCAGGCGCAATTCAGCAGCGCGAGCGGTGCTGCGTCGCCATTTGATACCACGCCTATTGTGGACGCCACCCAGCAACAGACGAACGCCGTTGTTGGTGCGTTAGCGGCGGTGAATGACAACGTGCTGAAACAGTCTGGGTATCTCCAGCAAATTGCCGCCGCCCTTCAGGCCAATGGTTCAACACGCGGACTGTTCGCGCTGAGAAATTTCTGATGCACATTCTTGCTGAAATCTCTCCGCTTGATCCTGTTACCGGCACCAGACCAACGCTTCGCGTATCGTCTGCGCAGGACCGGACGCTCAATGGCCTGAACGGCGCAAAATGGTGGCCCGGACTTCTCCGCAAGCCAACGCTGGGCTTGTCGCTGTTCGATGGTGACTTTTCGTCTGGCGTGGATTCAGGGCAAGCCGCTCTCGACCTCTCGGTCACTGCGCTGGAAAAGCTGGACAGCAATGCCCGCCGCTTTGTTTGGGCTGGCGCAGTTGTGACGCTCTATGCCGGTGTTTCGGGTCAGGCGTGGCCGTGGACCAAGGTGTTCGTCGGGCGGGCAGACAACTTCCGGATGCAAGCCAACAAGCTCTCACTCACCGCAACGGTGGATGAGGAGCCATTCAAGGCCAAAGTGCTTTCCGCGACCTATGCCGGAACGGGTGGGCTTGAGGGTGGCGCGGACCTCAAGGGGAAGCCTAAGCCCTGGGCCTTCGGTGCGCCGCAGAACATCGAGCCTATTCTGATCGACAGCATCAATTCGGTGTTTCAGTTCAGTGCTTATGGTGCGTCCAAGGCTGTAACTACACTCTATGAGCGCGGCACGGCGTTTAGCGCTTCATTCGGCAACTACTCCGATTACACGGCGTTGGTGGCGGCTAACATTCCCGCCGGGCGATGGGCGACATGCCTTGCCTCGGGGCTTATCCGATTGGGTGCCCCGCCTTACGGAGTCATTACGGCGGATGTGGAGGGGGATTATAACGGCCTGATATGGTCGCGGCGGCCGGGCCAGATCTTACAGCGCATCTGTTCCGCGCTTTCCATATCCGGTTCGCTCATCGACACAACATCGTTGAACGCGCTCGACACTGCCCTGTCCGCCCTGCCAAGCGGCGGGAACGTCAGTATCTACCTGACCGAGCAGCAGGAAGTTCTCGACCTCGCCCGCGATCTTGCGATCAGTTGCAACGCTCATGCGGGCATTTCATGGATTGGACAGCTATTCACCACGAGGGTTGTGATAGGCTCTCCGGTCGCCACGCTGGACGCACAGCAGAAGCGCATGCCTCGGGTGGTGGACAATACCGAAATTCAGGTGTCACCGCCTTATTCGCGTATTCAGATGGGTGGTCAGAGATGCTGGCGCGTACACAGCTTCGACGAGATCGCCTTTGGTGCCGAACTGATCGACAAGGGGCTGTATTCAGCTTCCGTCGTGTATCGCGATGGCAACATCGTTTCGCTCGACGATGGTTCGCGCTGGCTGTTTGTCGGGGCAACTCCAGTCGCGGGCTCGGCTCCTACCGATGTGAATACCAACTGGTCGCGGATGACGAATGCGGTGCAGTCGGCAGCCATTGCGGCGGCCCAAGCGGCAGCCGCCGCTGCACAGGCCGACGCGGATACCGCACTGACGACGCTAACCAATATTGCTTCAGATAGCCTTCTCACCCCGGACGAGAAGCCTAGCATCATTCGCGACCGAGACGCGATCACCGCCGAGCAATCTGGCATCTATGCGCAGGCGACCGCCTTCTTGATAACGACCGAGAAGACGACCTATGACACGGCGGTGAGTGCGCTCACTACATATCTCGCAACGCTCACCAGCCCGGTGCTGTGGTCTAACCTCACCGGCAATACGACGATTGTCGGCACGACTTTCCGGCAGAAGTTTTTGGACGTGTATTCGTCGCGTCAGGTTCTGCTGAACAAGATTGCCTCCGAGGCGGCGAAGCGGGCCGACTGGTCGCTGCTGAACGGCATACCTTATGACGAGATTTTCAACTCCGACGACGATGTGACGCTGGGCATGAACCCGGTGTTCGCGGCGTGGAGCGGAAGCTATCCCGACAACTGGTCGAACTGGGTGGGCGGTGCGCCGACGAAAGAGACCTCGATCGTCCGCGTTGGCAGCAATGCGGTGCGGATGACGGCATCGGGATCGGATCGCGGAATCCAGTGCGATGCGATAAGCTTTACGTCAACCCCCTTCCCGGTTGGCACGTTTCTCAGCGGCGCGGTCGATTTCTACCTCGCCGCGCGCACCTCTGGCCTGCCCGGCATCAAGATCAGGCTCTATACGAACTCAGCGAAGTCGACTTTTGTCGATACCGATGTGCGGCCAGGAACGACGACCGGGACATGGCAGCGCATTCCGTGGACCGCCAGGGTCGGCGCGGCGCAGCAGATATACGGCATCCGCATTTATGCGATGGCGAGCTATAGCAGCTTCGCAGGCGGGTCGTTCACCGGCGATGTGATCTTCGGCGATATCCGCTTCGGCCTTTTCGATTCCTCGACGGACAACAAGGCTGTGGCCATCGGGGCAGACGGAACCCTCTCTGGCGCTGGCGGCGGACAGGTTACGATTTTCGGGCTGGGTTATATCGGTGATCTTAATGCCACAAATGGCGCACCTGCCGGCACGCTGGTGGCTGGTGTATCCGCCAGCGCAGTCGCAACCGCAACCACGAATTTCAACGCCAGCAACGACCGCAACAACGCGGCCGTCACCGCGCCGACGATCGCCACAGACGGAACTGCGGTCGATCATGCGCTGCAAAGCAATGGGTCGGCCGACATCAGCTTTGAATGGAGCTGGGGCGGCACTGAGGGGGATATCGACGGGTTTCTGGTGCATGTTTACAGCAGCAGCTCCAACAGCGCCTATACCTTCGGCACAACTCCGGCGGCGGAGACGGTCTATGCGGTTCCCGCCAGCAAGCGTGCGTTTATACTGCTCGGCACCGCACCGAATCAATATTACAGCTTCGCTGTGCAGGCTTATCGCTCTGTCGACAAGGACATCAATGCCGCTGGTGTAATCAAGTCTACACTGGTCAAAGCGACAGGCAGCGGAGAAAACCCCTATCGCCCTTCATCGACCGTGGCCTTTGCAGGAGATGTCACCGGCACTATCAGCGGTGCATCCGCCGCGACGGTGGCAATCGGCGCTGGCAAGGCCAATAGCGGGCTGGATAGCTCGGGCAATGTGCTGGGCGACAAAGTGGACACCGGGGCGGTGGTTGTCGGGGCGCTGTCAGGCTCCAACTATGTAACCTTCAACTTGGCTACTTCATCGTTCTCATATCTCACTGTAGCAACCCTGACGATAACTCCTGATTCGGCCAGCTCCGTCTTCCTGATCTATCTCTCCATCACGGGCTATCAGCGCGCGGCGCAACCGATAGGCTACAATGTCAGGGTCTTTAATGGCCCCGCCGCGCTGGATCTGGATCTGCTCACGACGCCGGAAGTGACCGGTATCTACACCACTGCCACGACATGGATGGCCGAGATGCACGGCCTGACCGCAGGCGTTCCGGTAACTCTGACCCTCAAATTCAAGAAGCTGGCGGGTGCCAATGATGCGGTCATTCAGAACGGAATTTTAGGGGCGCTGGAATTGAAGAGGTCTGCATAATGAACGAGTATTTCTTCACCTATGAGTTCGCGACCGGCGAACAGCGCTGGAAGGGCAAGGCCGATGTCTTCGGGCAAAACCTGCCTGCTGGCTTTGGCATCGTCGCGGTGACTGAGGCGGAGTACGCTGGATTGCTGGCCGACGTGCCGCTCGCCAGCCTTCAGGCGGGCATCAGTGCACAGGTGAACGCGCAGCGGGACAAGGTGCTCAAGGCCGGATATCTGGTGACCAGCGGGACCCTGGCGGGAGAAACGCTGCAAGTTGGCGACCCGACCGACCAGACCAACTGGCTAACGAGCGTGCGCCTCTATGAAAAGCAGATCGCGCTGGGCAATGGCGCCGTCTCCGGTGCGAAGTTCCGCACACTCGGCAATGATACTTTCACCCTTACGTTCGACGAGGGGCTGTCTGTGCTCGACGATATGGCTCTGTGGGGCGCTTCGGTGTGGGCGCATAGCTGGGATTTGAAGGACGACCTCGCGGCGGCCTCGACGGCGCTGGATGCGCTTCAGATCGATTATACAGCCGGTTGGCCGTCATGATCCCGGCATTCCTCCGCCGCCTGGGGCATGTTTGCCACGCGTTTCTCATCCTGATCGATATTGCGCTCTGTTACGTTTGGCTCGCGACGCTGTACCTCATCGGCGGCACGCGCCTCGCCGCTCGACCCACCGGGCGGCAGATGATCTCCGCCTATGTTGGCCGCGCCTCGATCAACGGTCGCCGCTGGGCGCGGTTCGCTGCGCGGGTGATCGACGCGGTGATGGGCAAGAGCCACTGCCTGCTGATGGCGAACAAATATGCCGGATTTGCAGACTGATTTAAGGGGGAATGAACGAGATGGATGCGACGCTTGCCTCAGCATTGATACAAGGCGGGCCGGTTGGATTATTCGCTTTGTATCTTATCTGGGATCGGCGCCAAACGGCGAAAGAGAGGGTTAAAGTCGATGAGGAGCACAATCAACTCGATCGCGACAGGATAGAGGTGGATAGACATGTGGCTGCCAGCCTTGCTGCACTCACGGCTGTTATTCAGCAACTCGCGGCCCGCAATGCCTGAGCGTCGTGAGGCATTGGCTGCTCGCAAGGCGGCTGCGGATTGCCTGACGCACGCCTGCATCAAAAGCATGGCTCTATTGGCTTTTGGCGATGCCGAACGCGAGCCTCTGCCAAGCGATATGAAAGAACTGCTTTTGCAGATCGACGAGAAAACCAAGCCGGACTGACCGGCAAATATATTCAGAATTTCAGGGCGCCTCGAGCGCCTTTTTTATTGATCGAAAGGATTGGAAATGGCGACAGATCGCTTTCAAACTTATGATGGACCGGCCACTTCATCGCGCGCACCCTATGCTGTAACGCCTAGCGACAGCGTAGAACTCAGCGTCATCCCGAAGGCACTTTACATCGGCACAGGCGGAACCGTCATCCTGCGAGGAGCAGCAGAAGGCGCGACTGATGTGACGTTTAAAAACGTCGCCAGCGGACAGATCCTTGATGTGGCCGCACGATATGTCCGTGCAACGGGTACCACTGCCGCCGACATCGTGGCGTTCGCATAATGATTGGCCTCGGCTTCAACATGGCTCGAGCGGCGCGTCGAAAGGTTGCTGCAACATATACCGGCCCGGTCTTCGACTTCCTAACACCCAGCGTTTCGACGCAGGAGGGTAATACCGGCACCACGATCATGGGTTTCGTGGTGCAGCGTTTCGGTAGTCTGGCTGGTACGGATGTCCTCAACTACGCCGTGACCGGCTTTGGCGTGAATGCCGCGCAGACGAGCAACTTCCCCGGCGGGGTGATGCCATCGGGCACTGTCACATTCTCACCCGCTGATACCAGCAAGACGATCTACATCGTGGTGCAGACGAATACGGCCTATGATGTCGATCGCGACTATCTGCTTACTCTCTCGGGCCAGTCCCACATTCTCAACCCGGTTGCGTTCGGCACCATCGTCAATGACGATCCGGTGTCACCCGCACCGGGGGCATCCCCACCGACACTGCCCACCACGCTCACGGTTCGCTATCATCCGAACAGCCAGAATGCGACGCTCAACGGCTCAAATCAGGTGCTGGACTGCGCCGATCTCCTCGGTCTTGCTGGGGTAGTCGGCGTGGCTGCCATCGGTGCCAATACGATCAAGAACCCCAAGATGGTGGGCGTTGTGGCGGGAACACCCGGCACACTGCCGACGAACTGGAGCATAGGCGGCGCAGCGGGCCTCACGACAAGCGTTATCGGTACCGGCACGGAAAAGGGTATGGCCTATGTCGATATCAGGCTGAACGGCACCACTTCCGGCACTTTTACGACCATCCTGATGGAAGCCGCCAGTGTTATTGCCGCTGTCAATGCGCAGGCATGGTCTGGCAGTGCGACGCTTTCGGTGGTCGGCGGCTCTCAGACCAATATTTCCTCCATCGCGCTCACGACCAACGTTCTCGATGTCGGTGCAGCAGTCCTTCAGCAGATCAGCACAACCGCTGCCGTTACCGGCACGGCGACCCGTTTCACCAACTCCGGCACGACTGCCAACGCCAGCACAGCCTTTGTGCGCCCGCTGATCGGCGTCAATTATTCCAGTGGTGTTGCCATCGACGTAACGCTGCGCATTGCCTATCCCGCGCTGGAGCAGGCCGCAGCCGCCACCACTCCGGCCACCATCGGCCCGGTGCAGATGACGGACGCTCTGGGCCGCAAGTTCTGGCGTTTCAATCCGGGGCAGGCGCTCACCATCGCCAATACTCTCACCGGTCTGCATAGCCGCCAGATCACGGTCTTCATGGTCGGGCGTCAGCACAAGGTGACGCGCGGCATGGATATGCCGATCTTCTCCACGCGCTATTCCGCCTACACCAACGACACGACGAACACCGCGCGCACCAATGGCTATGTGTTGCGGACGCAGTGCAATACCGGCACCAGCGAAGTACCGCGCCTCAAGTCCGGTTCAACCGACAGCTTTGCGGGCCATGCCAACAGCCCCTTGATGGTGCCGGGTGCACAGCTTCACGTCATGGGCTTCGCATCTCGTGCCGGCGCATCTGCTGGTACGGACGTGGGTGGCCGTTTCTTCATGAACAACTTCACCGTACCCACGGCGCAGTCGTCTCTTACCGGAACGGCTGATGTGGGTGGCATCATTGGCGGTAAGGCGACATCCTCGAACGGCATTACTGGCACGGCCGACACGGGCTTTGATCTCTACGATTTCGTGATCATCAAGGGCACGCTCACCGATGCACAGGCCGATGCCGTGGCCGCCGCTCTTGTATCGGGCTACGCCATCCCAACGCTCGATGGGCAGCTTATTCTCGAGGGCGACAGCCAGACCGAGTGCATCGACAAGACCGATACCGTAGTCGTTCCTGCCGACAATATGGCGGTGGTGCTGTCGGCACCTGGCGCGGAGGCGGTGCCGACAAGTTTCAGGGTCATCAATGCCGCCATTGCTGGCTCAGCGCTTGCCACCTTTGGCGGCATCACCGGGGTGGTTCTATCGGCCCATCGTGATGATACCGCAGGCCCGTTCAAATATGTCTTTGCTGGCGGCCCGTCGAAGAATGTCATCACCTGCAATATCGGCATCAACGATATGCGCAGTTCAGGCGGCAATCTCTCAGCCGCCACGCATTACGCCAATTTCGTCGCGCTGCTGAACACCACGACGACAGGGTATCTCCAGCGCGGTTTCAGTGTGGTGGCGGTGACGCCTACGGCCATTTCGGGAGACAGCACCGGGCAGGGACGCATCGCGGCCTTCCGTGACATGCTGGTCGATCCAACCACGGATGAACCCGTCCCGCAGTTCCTTACCGATGTGCTGGCGAATACGGGCCAGACCTATGACGGGCGCGTAAGCGTACTGCCATTGTGCAAGGTCCAGAACGGCGCAAGCGGAACGGTATTTCTCGACGCCACCGACGCTGCCGACACGGCCTATTACGCGGGTGATGGCACGCATAATAACGCCACCGGTTATCAGCTTCAGGCAACCGGCGGAGACACGCCGCAATATGGCTATGTCGGCCTGTTCGATCTCGTATCGCCGCCCGCGCAATTCAGCCTTTCCGGCGCTCAATCGCAAGTCGAAGGTAATACCGGCACGACGACGTGGACCTATACGATTTTCCGTACCGGTAATTTGATCGGAACGGCGAGCGTCGATTGGGTTGTACAGGCATCAGGTTCCAATCCTGCGCCTACGTCGCGCTTCACGGGGGGAGTATATCCCAGCGGCGTCGCTAACTTTGGCGATGGAATCGATTATGTCGACGTAAGCTTCACGACGCTCACAGATGCAATCGATCAACCTGATGAGACTTTCGCGCTTGGGCTGCTCAATCCAACAGCGGCTTCTGGCACGGCGAAACTGGCATCGCCATTCAATGCTTCGGGCACAATCCTCAATGATGACGCAATTACCGGCGGGCCACAGATCATCAACCTTGGATCCGCAGCGGCTACCGAGGACTTTATCCGCACCGGCTATGGCACGGAATGGGTAGCGACAGGCACGCCGACACAGACAAGGACGGCCACAACGCCCGCCGAACTACTGACTTATTGGAAGCAGGCCGTGGCAGCAGCCTTCACTGAACGCTGGGAAATCACCTGCGATTGGGATGGGATGCTCACCTATACCACCAGTGAGGCCAGCTATCTCGGGCTTTTCGGCAAAAAAAGCACGACGCAGGGATGGGCGGATAATGGCGGTTGGGTAAAGATCAAAGGGGCCGCGGGTAAACGGCCCGGCATCGCCAACCGCATTAAAACGCTTGGATGGCGCGGTGTAGAGGTCACAAACCTCATCGGCGCCGGGACGTGGGACGGGGCAACCTATACCAATGGCACCGGCAAGCAGAACGCGCAGAGTTGCATCATCATTGGCACCAACAGCAGCTATCCCGCTGAGCCAATCGTCAATATCAACGGATGCGCATTCAGCCGCATGTTCGTTGCCAGCGCTACAAGCCCAGACTACTCGATCTGCGGCATTTTAAGCAGCGGTCTTTCCGAGCAGATCACGGTTACAAACTGTTCTCTCGAGGGCACGTATTTCGCGATGAGCCTGCTGGCGCGCAAGACCCGCGTTTCAGGCAATGACATCCATAAGTCGAATGGCGATTACATCCAGCTCAACGGCCATAGCAAGAAATCCGGCTATTACGCCTACGCCATCATTGAGTACAACACAGAGCGCGGCCCGATTCAGAGCCTCGCTTATCGCAGTCTGCACCAGGACGGTTGCCAGACCGGCGCGACTAAGGACATCCACCTCGGATATCGCGTGCTGTTCAAGGGTAATCGCTGGCATTTGGATCATATGTATCAGGGCTTGCCCGGTCTTGGTGGCGGCACCAATGCCAGCTACAACGACGACTACCTCAACGCGGACAACCTGTTCTGCCTGATTGATGACAGCTTTCATGCCGCATCGGTGCACAGCTTCACCTACCACTCACCGAAAGCCACGTATCGCAGCTATGTTTCGCGCTGCAATCTAGGCCGCTGCGGCAGGGTGCCGAGTCAGTTCGCGGGGGATACCTATCCGCCCGAGGATTACAGCCCCGGCATCTATGGCAATTCCTTCAAGCCGAAGCTGCCAGGAATTGCGCTTACGGTCGAGGACTCGCTTATCGGCTGGTCGCTCTCCTCCGACCCACAGGTGCAAACCATCAACTGCGTGCTGCTGGATTACAAAATCGGCGGCGTCATCAGGCCAGAGATTGTCTATAATGGGCGCGATTTCGAGCGCGGCGGTGTTCTTACCTCAAACGGGATATCCGACAAATTCGGTTATATCTTGCCGCACGAAATCACCGGCACGCAGGCGGACTTCCTCAATGACATGAACGCCAACTGGACGCCGCAAGGGGTTTACGCCAGCAAGGGTGCTCCTGCTGCGGTGCTGAGCAACTACAACGCTGTGAGCAAGCCTGCCTGGGCTACCTGATTTCATCGTCGGGCCGGGACCAATCACCGCGGCCATGAACTATGCTGTTATCGGGTTCGATCTCAGGCAACTCACCTCGATAGTGGGAGCGCCAAGCCATCACGGTGGCAAGGCCAAGGAGTAGGAATATCAGCGCTGGAAGCATCCATACTGGATCAATCTCTAGCCAGGTCATCGGCGCATCCTGTCCTGATTGGAGCGCTCGGCATCTTCGCGGATACGTCTCAGCCTCTTCTGGTAGCCCTCTTCTTCGGCAAGGTTGAGGATTAGGACTATAACGCCGACGACGATCACTACGCCGAGCAAAATAAGGAATTCCGGCATTCCGCTGGTCATTAGAGGCTCCGAATAGCGTCAATCTCTCACGGCCTCGCGTCGCATCAGAACGAATCTCGACATCAACACAATGACCGCACCAGCAGCATCACGGGGCGGGCCAATTTCTGTCCATCAAAGATCTAACCAGAATGGAGATATCCATGATCGACCTTTCATCCGTAACCGGGGGCACATACGACCTTCAGAAGCAGACAATTTCCGGTCTTGCCCTCAATGGCAAAAGCTTCGATCCGGCAAAGCCGCTGCGCTTCGTCAATGGCACGCTTGATGGTGCGAAGTTCACGAACTGCGCCAACATCATCTTCGCATGCACCCTCATCAATGGCCTGACTGTGATGGGTGGCAGCAATATAGGGCTTGAGGGAGCGGACGCCTCCGGCATGCCCGGCGTCCCTGCGCCGCAGCAGACAGGCAAGGCTGTCCATATCGAGAATGTGACTGGAGCCTTCGCCCGTAAATCCGCCTTCCATGACGCGATGACAGGACTCGTGCTCCGGCTGTGTACGAAGAGTGAGGTGCTGAAAAGTCAGTTCCATGATCTGCGCAAGGATGGCGCTCATATCGCTGGATGCACAGATACTCTGGTCGAGGATAACGACCTGACCGATTTCCGCTCGACCAATGTCAGCGGCACTGGCGATCACCCCGATGGTATTCAGGCGTTCTCCGCCGGGACTGTGCCGAACACCAATCTCACGATACGCCGTAACCGGGTGTGGCGCGGATCAGGCGTGGCGACGCAGGGTATTTTCTGCCAGCCCACGCAAGTCAATCTGCTGATTGAAGACAACATCGTCGCGGGGTGTAACCAGAACGGCATTACGGCGAGCAATGATGCGACTGTGCGCGGGAACATGGTGATCGCATACATTGATCCGGCGACGGGCTTGCCAGATAAATCTTCGCTTTCTTGGGTTGGCGTCGATCCCGCGCGGATCACCGGTAACAAGGCGCCAAAATTCACTGACAGCGCCATAAAATTCAAGACGCCAGTTCCTGCCGGCAATGAGGTGGTAGCAGCGATGACACCATCGGAGGCGCAGGTTATTTTGGATGGCTGGCGGCCTGCCCCAACCCCGCCGCCGATCGATCCTGTGCCGGTTCCTTTACCGGATCCAGTGCCTACGCCCACCCCCACCCCTTATGACCCGCTGCCCGAGTTAATTGCCATGCGTGATGGCCTTGCGGCGATCATCACGAAGATGGGAGGTTGACATGATCGAGGAAGCGCTCGAGCGCTTGATCGCCAAGGAAGGCAAATACAGCAACAATCCTGCTGACAAGGGCGGTGAGACCATGTTCGGCATCACCGCCCGCGTGGCCCGCGCCAATGGCTATACCGGCCTGATGCGCAACCTGACGCGCGAGCAGGCGAAAGCGATTTATCGCCAGCAATACTGGATCGGGCCGGAATTTTCCTCTGTTGCAACACTTTCGCCCGCCATCGCCGAGGAGATGTTCGACACCGGGGTCAACATGGGGCCGGGTGTTCCGTCACGCTGGCTACAGGAATGGCTGAACGCCTTCAATGACGGCGGCAATCTCTACCCCGATATTGGAGAGGACGGGGATATCGGGCCGGGCACGCTCAATGCCCTGCGCGCCTATCTGGCGAAACGCGGCCCAGAGGCGGAGGCCGTCATGGTACGCGCACTCAATTGCAGCCAAGGGGAGCGCTACAAGCAGCTTGCCCGTATGCGCGGCGCGAATGAGGACTTCGCTTATGGCTGGGTACGGGCGCGCGTGGCATGACCGACCCTCTGGTATATACCGCTCCGGCCCCACAGGAGGCCGCTGAGATCGTTTCTGTTGCCCAACGGCCTGTGACGCACATCCCAAGCTGGGCCGTGCTCAGCGTGGCCCTGCTTGCCATTTTTGCATGGATCGCGGTGTGTTGGTGGATATTGAGTCACAGCCCCAGCGAGGCTGAGCGGGCCAGCATCCAGAAACAGGCTGAAGCGATCAGCATGATGGCGTTCGGCTTCTTCCTCGGCTCCAGCGTGGGTAGCCGCAACAGGAGTGCGGGGTGATGCCTACCCTCCTCCTCCGCTTCCTCCCCCATATCGGCATCGTGCTCGCCATTCTGGTGGGAGTATGGTGGATTTACGACAATGGCTATGATGCTGCCGAGGCTGCTGCGGATGCACGCGCCTCTCGCCTCGCCATCGTTGTCCTGACAGAGCTACGCGATGTCGAGGCACGCGCTGCCGATCGAGAGAATAAGCGCTCAACACAAGACCGCGCCGCCCTAGCCGCCATCGCCGCCAACACCGCCGCTGGTGACGCCCGCATCATCAAGGAGATGACCCATGAGGTCCGTTTTACCGATCCTGCTCTTGGCTATCCTCCCGGCGTGCGCGACGAAATTAACCGCGCCATCGCGCGCCTCGCCTGTACCGCAACCGATCGAGGCGGAATACAGTGCGCCGTGCTCAAAGCTGACCCCGCTCCAAACCCTTGACCTGATGGCGATGGCGCTGAAGCTCAACGAGGCGATCAAACTGCTCGACGACTGCTCGGTGAAGCACGCGCATGTGGTGAACGCCTATCTCGACGCGCGTGAGGACGCGATCGAGTGGAACAAGGATAAACCCTAATGCCAGCCACACCAGCCCGCATAGGCTTCATCACGCAGGACTATCGCGTCGTCACCTCTGGCCCAGATACCGCGGTGCAGGCCAAATATGGCAGCATGGCCCGCAATACCGATGATCCCTTGCCCACCTTCTTCGATGCCGTAGCTGACACGCAGGCGATATGCGATGCCCGCCATACGCTGCTGAAGGCTGATAGGCGTCGGTTCAGCCAGAAGATCAGCGGGGAAAGCTTCGGCCTTGGTCTTGCATACCAACAAACCACGCCAGCCGTTACCGTGGTCGATACCGAGAGGTCCGCCAACCTCTCCGCAGCCATCGTTGAGATGAGCGTCGACTTCGAATCCGAAACCACCACCGTGACCACATGGGGATGATATGCCTTCACTGCCATTTGTCGTAGTTCCCACCCCCTTGGGGACCATCACCACCGGGAATGAGATCACCGCGAAACCCGCGTCGCATTTGAATGAATTCATCGACATCGGCATGACGTGGAAGTCGAACGGCAATACGAACCTCTGGGTAAGGGGTGACTTTGGTTCGGCTAAATCGGTCAATTTCGTTCAGATGCAGGCGGCGAATGCCATCCCGGCGACCACCATCCGCATCCGCCTTGGCGACACACAAGCTGAGGTCGATGGCACCGCAGACTATGACAGCGGCGTACAGCCCTTCATATCCCCATCGTTCACCAGTGACGACGGGCTGTATCATTCCCATTGGGAGATACCCTCGGTGCAGAGCGAGCGCTGGTGGCGTATAGACATAGGCTCCCACACAGGGGACTTCGAAGCGGCCAATTTGATCCTCGGCCTCAAACAAACTCCGAGCCGTTATTACTCAGCGGGTTTCGAGAGGGGAGTGTTGGATCAGGCGGATTTCAGCCACGGACGATGGGGTGTGAACGAAAGTTCGGGCGGCATTTTGATGAGGTCGCTGCGCTTCGAACTGGGATGGCTGACCGAAGCTGAAGAAATGACGATGTTCGAGCCGCTGATAAAGAAGCTGGGCAAGCGCAACCCTGCGCTGTGGTGCTTCGACCCCGAGGCGACGGCATATCGTCAGGCCAAGACCTATTTCGGCACACTCAAGGACGATGCGGCTTCGGTTGGCGGCAAGTTCAAGCCCGGCACCTATGCCCGTGAATTCACCATCCATTCGCTGATCTGAGATCCGGCCGGGGGAGCCGGTAGGGCGCTGGGCTGGTGTCACGGGCTGGCTCAGCGCCCGTATTCCCGCGAGAGGGGGTGGACTAGTCCACATTCCCCCTCGGAAAGTGCAGAATCAATCATCGCTTGCCATTCCGGTAATAGTGTCTCGTCCGAATAGGGGTCAGCGAAGCGGTGATGTGCTGTTCTGCATTGCGCTCCAGCAATTAGCATTCCATCGCTCGGCTCGCGGATCGCTTTTAAAACGGTGATGACGAATTCTTTCAATTCGCTGTCGAAGGTTGGCCCATCGATCAGAATTCCACCGTCAGGGAATACCGTGTTGTATTCTGACAGTTCGCCGCGGAGAGCTTTGACGGCTCGCTCAATTGGTGACATCACTCCACCCTCACCTTCAAATTCCACCCCAGCTTCTTAGCCAGCGCGCGCGGGCCATAGCCCCAGCGCATGAAGTCCATCGCCTCGATGATGCGAGCCTGATCATCGCCCGGCGCCAGCACCTTGATGCTGTACAGATCCTGCTCGCTCTCTTCACTCGTGCGGCCGATGATCACCACGATCCAAGCCCCGCCGCGCGTCTCCCACACCTCGTAATCGGTCCAGCGGGTCGAGCTTTTGCTGCGCGCTGAATATTCGCCCAGCAAGCGGCCTTCAAAGGTGACATCGGGGCCTTGGTGCGCCTCGATCTCCTGTAGTTCGTATTCCACCATTATTCTTTCGCTCCGGATGAGGATGATTTGCGCTTTCGGCCGTGGTTTGGATGGAACCCCAAATCACGCTCCGCTGCTTTCCTAGCGATAATCGCCGACTCTTTTGATGTGTGCAGCCCTAGATGCATTCTACGTCCATTTGCAGAGATACTTGCTTGCCATCTTGAAAACTGATTATTCCAAAAGACTCCAGTGCATCCGCTATTATTCCTCTCATGAAGACAGAGGTTTTTGGAGTTTTCCCTACGACCAACCGCCCTCAAGTTCATCCAGCGGTTATCCGACTTGTCACCGTTAATATGATCGACTTCTATTGGATCCTGCCCTGTCATCATTTTCCAAATTATGCGGTGCTTTAAATATTTACTCCCCAGCAAATTAGCTTGGACATACCCTCTGGAGCCTCGCGGGTTTTTGCATGGATAAGCCTCTCGCCCGGCGTGCGCGGCATTCCAAACTTTGCAATTATGCTCGCTGCTAGTGTTGCCGGGGCGAAACATGCTGACTGGGCGCTCACGCCAATATAGCTTTCCCGTTTCCGGTTCATACCGGAGCAGCTTGAGCAATGTCTCTTGATCAGGCAAAGGCTTCACAGCCATCGAATCCTCCTTACAGGTTCGCTTGGTTAGGGTGGGCCGGATGCTCCAACATCCTGCCTGCCCGATATTAACTCCTGAATAAGAGAATGTCATGCAATCTTCCGAACAGACCAGCCTGAGCGTTTGTATTTTAGCCAAGCGTTAGAGCGTTCTCTGCGATAAATAGACATTGGATCTTTTACGACAATTCCCTCCCCACCACGCGCCCATATCTCGGAAGCCATCTGCTCCACATCGGCCTGGGTAGCGCACCATGTATCCGGTATAATTGCCACAGGAGGCCCGTCAGGCTCTTTTCCATACGTCCCGGCCCTCCACGTCCACCCGTCATCGTCATCGCTCTGCATTCCCACGAGAGAGGCCAACATGGCCTTGCGCTCATAGAGGGGCCGGTCGCAATCGTTCGCCTGCCACTCATAGGTATGAAGGCAATCGAACAAGTGGAGAGTGCCGCCCTCCGGCGCGCGTAATCCCTGCCCTATGTGCCGTAATGTGGCCTGATAGCCACCGGGCGCGATGAATTCCCCATCGAAGAACATCGGGACGCCATAGGTCCGCTCGATCCCGGCGAGGCGGTGCAGGATATGCCCCACCCCGCCGATCTCGATTCCCTCGCGGGTGCGGAGGACGCCGCCGATGTAATGGGCGCGGACCCCATCCAGCTTTTCCTCGACCATAGCGCCGCCATGGGGCAGGCCGCCGCTCCACTCGCCTGCCAGCTGTACAAGTTCTCTCGGGCCGCGGGAAAGAGCGGGATGGGGGGTCACTTAGGCCAGCCTTCCTTTGCGGTGTGCCAAACACCGTGCGCAATCACGCCTGATGGGAACCACTTGTCTGATTTGACAAATCGCTCCGCGGCATCCCTCCCCCACGGCCCATCCGTCTCCCCCTCCTCATATTGCTGGCCGTTTTCCGCTAAGAACACGATAAGCTCTTCTGCTGTCGCAAACGCAGGCGTAACGGGAGTCCCCTCACTGACTGTCTCGTACATCTGCCACCATGGCAGATCTCCATTCACATCATAAGGGACATAATATTCGGGATTTGGCCGCTCTCCCGCCCATTCCTCATATGTCGCGCAGTTATATTTTTCTGCGGCGGCTGGTCTAACCCCATTATTCCATGCCTCGTTGCCGGCGTCCCATTCGGCGGCGACTGCGGCAAAATCTTCGTTCAATAGCGGCTTCCACGTCTCAATCTCGCCGCGAAAGTCCATTGTGCGATATGTTGGGTGCTGCCAGTTCGCTGGCACCCTGCGAATTTCTCTGCCCATATCTTCCTCCTATTCCCACGAGCGGGCCTATGCGGCCTGTGCGCTCAAAAACTCATTGGCGAGCCGCGTTCTCTCGTCCCTATCGCCATATGCGCGCCAAGATAGGTCCGAGAATGAAATGCCACCACACTTGACCCAATCAAGGAGCTTCGCCGGGTTAATACCCAGCCTCGACGCTATACCCTCTACGGCGGTTGTCTGCGCCTTACTCAGCGCTTCAATCTTGCTCATATGCATGTCTCTATCCCTTCAATTCAATGGCCAGCTCATCAGGCGCGGGCGGTCAGCCCCGCGCGACACTCCCCCGCCCGGCCCTAAACCGGGAAAGGGGGGTGTTTCGCCTTTATTGCTCGTTCTCCCACGGCGTTTCGCGGCTCATGTTGTCGAGTGATAGGGATGGAAATTCTTGCTCCACCGCTGCCGCGCCGTTGGCCTTGGCGATAGCCTTTCTAAGCTGGCGGATTATGTCTGTCATCCAGCCGTCACGAACGCGATTCGGATCGTTAAGCAACAATTGAGCCGCAGCTTCGCAAGCCGCCAGCAAATCGGGGGCGGCGTCGTTGAGGCCGTCGCGGATCTCTGCCTCCTCCGCAATGCGTTCGATATGAAACTGGCAAAGCTCAATTTTTGCGCCGCTATCCGCATCAAGCAGCCGCCCTATGTCGTCACTGGCTTGCGCCTCAAGCTGCTGTGCCGTCAAAGTGGCGTCGGCGTCGTATGTAAGGCGCACCCATATATCAACCTGCTGGCGCATTGTCTCTTGATTGTCCATCGTCTCAATTCCTTGTGCTGGCCCGCTTTCCATCGAAAGGGGCGGTTTGTTATGGGAGGGGGTTAGATGCAGAACCAGTCCACATCCTCTACGCCGTTGATATACTTCTCAAGCCATTCACGGCTGTAGGAACCGGGCAGGCAGGCAAAGACGTAACCGCGCTGGTCCGGCTTGCCTCCACCAATCCAAAGACCGCGCCATTCCATTTTCTCAGCGAGGGCTTTAGCTGCGGCCAAGTGATTTTGGTCCGCGTTAAGTGCATGGTTGTAGTGCACTCGTGTAGAGCCTGCCCACGCTTTGGCGCTAATGCGCGATCCGCTGCTATTTGTAGGGCCATGATATTTCGTTTCGATTGCCTGTTGCATGTCTCATTCCATTCAATCGCCTGCCATCATCAGCGGACGCGCGGCGAGTGCGCCCGGACGTGCCCCCTTATTTCCACCAAAGGGGGGGGGGCACGTTTCGGCTATTGTCTCAATTCGGCCAGCAATTGGTCATCGGTCATCGCTTGCACGTCCGGCGGGATAGGTCCGTCAATCCGGGCGCTTAGGGCCATGACGTTCGCATGATGAGCGGACGCGGCTTGCTTGGCGCGCCGCTTCAATGGGCCACCTGCTATGCCAGCGACAAGGCGAGCGCTTTCCATCCGCTCCAGCTCCGATTCGCGGAATGCGATGGCGTCGGCGCGGGATAGGGTTGCGGGATCGATCCGGGCGCTCATGCGGCTATGCTCTCGACGCTATCAGCAATCCGATAGTCTAGGCCAGGGCATTCCGGCATATCGCGGGATATGCGGCCCACATCGCCGCTCGACGGCCTATTGTGCCACGACGCGCCCATTGTACCGTGCTCAACAGAGACGCTCGACCAATTACGGCGCTTCGCCTTCGCAGCTTCATTTAGGCAATCAGCGACAATCTGGCGATATGGGGCGGGGAAGCGATCACCCATGGCACGGTGCAGCTTGCGCCGGATCGATGACATATCGCGACCGGAAAAACTGGCGCAGCGATGCTTGCCGAGGAAATAGAGCGTTACATGCATCATTGTGCCGCCCTTTCCCGTTCAGCAATCCGCGCGTAAATGTCGCCGCAATTGCCTTCATGCCAAAAGACATCGGACGGGCTAAATTCATGCCTTATAAGCTGGAATGTGCCATTGCGGCGCATAGGGCCGCGTTCCACGATAACGGCGCCGTCATTGGCAAGCATAGCGATTGCCTTCCCGTGCTGGATTGCGAAACGGTCCATTGCGCTACGCCATGAGCGCACGCCATAGCTAGGGGCGGCGCTACGCCAGAACGCTACTGTTCCAACGGCAAATGTGTTGCGGTGAATCGGGATCATAGTTGTGCCTTTCCATTCCATAACCGCTTGGCCGGTTAGTCCATCATGGTGATGCATTATAGATATTAGCATGATTGTTAATTGCAAGTGAATAATGCAAATATATGTGAAATAAATTAGGGTCCTACCTAGTGAATATTAAAGATGTAAGCGCTTAAGGAC